ATGGTGATCCAAATGGATTAGGTGTTAAATTTTTTTTAGATGGTGAAATGTCAGGTTTCAATCCGGGATTAATGACAATTAATAATGAGTTTAATGCTAAAGCTCAAAGTATATCAGTTACACCTCCTAAAAATCTTACTGGTAAAGCTAGAGCTGATTGGATTAGAAATACATTAAAAGAAAAAAGAAAACCAATCTTTAAAGAAAGAGATCAAGTTTTATCTGATTTAGAGGCTTCTATTGAATTAATTAGAGGTACTTATGGATTACCTGCTAATCCTCATTCTTGGACTTCTCAAGCAATGAGAACAGCAAAACATTATAATGCATTAACTATGCTTACTGGTTTTGCAGCAGCAATACCAGATGTAGCTCGTGTTGTAATGACTTCTGGTATTAAACGTGGATTTAAAACTCAGTTTGAAATGTTCTCAAATTTTTTAGATGGTAAAACTATTTACAATATGGGTAAAAAAGAAGCTCAATCTTTTGGTGAAGCTGTTGATATGGTAACAGGACAAAGAGCTATGTTATTTGCTGATGTAGGAGATATGTTTGGTATTACATCTAAATTAGAAAGTGGTATGGGAAAACTTTCTGCTATTAATTTTATGTATGTAAACCTTATGTCAAGATGGACAGAAATGGCTAAGTCTATGGCATCTGTTACTATTGGTTCTAGAATTATAGAAGACTCTATTAAATGGAGTAAAGGTAAATTAACAGATAAATGGAAAACTGCATTATCTACTTCTGGTATAGATCAAGATATGGCTAGAAGAATAGCTAATCAATTTGAAAAACATGGTGAAAAAACTAAACATAATTTTATGGCTAATACTGCTAAGTGGGAAGATGCACAAGCAGTAGATGCTTTTGGAGCAGCTCTTAACAAAGATATTAATATTACTATTGTTACTCCAGGTTTAGGAGATACTCCGTTATTTATGAGTACAGAATTAGGAGCTTTATTAACTCAGTTTAAAAAATTTGCAATTGGTGCAAATCAAAGAATGTTAATGAGAGGTATGCAAGAAGGTGATATTGATTTTCTATTTGGATCTATGTTGTTAGTAGGATCTGGAATGATTATTGATAAAATATATCATGAGTTTAGATTTAATAGAGATTATTCTAAAGTACCATTTACAACAAAATTATTAAATGCATTTGATAGATCTGGTATTGCAGGAATCTATACAGATATTAATAAAGCTATAGAAACTTTAACTGATAACAGAATAGGTATTGGGCCAATGATAGGTGAAGACAGACCATATGGTTCTTCTCCAAGATGGAAAGCTGGAACAATTGCTGGGCCAAGTGGTGGACAAATTTATAATATATTTGACATCTTGTATGACATTGGTGGAAATAACTATAACCATCACACAGCAAAAAATGTGCGTAGGTTAATACCTTTTCAAAATGTATGGTATCTTGATTGGTTATTTGACGATATTCAAAAAGGATTACATTAATGGCTATTACTATTTCAGATACAGAACCACGAGTTCAATATACTGCAACAGCAGGACAAACAAATTTTTCTGTACCATTTGAATTTTTTACAACTGCAGACATTAAAGTTTTTAATGGTACTACACAATTAAGTTATAACGCATCACCATCGAGTGCTTCTCAATATTCGGTATCTGGAGCAGGAGTTTCTGGTGGTGGATCAATTACATTAGGGGGGAGTGGGGCTACCCTTAACGATACAATTACTATTTATAGAGATTTAGCAATAGCTAGATCTACTGATTTTCCTACATCTGGTGCATTTCAAATTAGTTCATTAAATGATGAGTTAGATAAAATTATTGCTATGTGTCAGCAATTGGAAAGAGATTTAAAATTCTCTCCAAAAGCTGCAGCAACAACAGCAAATACATTTGATATTACATTTCCTAACTTAGCAGCTAACAAAGTATTATCAGTTAATAGTGCAGGTACGGGTTTAGAGTTTGCACAAGATATTACTGATATTACTACTATTGCAGGAATAGCTAGTGATATATCTGCTGTTAGTGCAATAGCTAGTAATGTTACTACAGTTGCAAATGACGAAACTGATATTGGAGTTGTGGCAACTAATATTGCTTCAGTCAATACGGTAGCAACAAATATTGCTGATGTAATAACTGTAGCTAATGATCTTAACGAAGCTATATCAGAAGTAGAAACTGTAGCTGATGATTTAAATGAAGCTGTATCTGAAATTGATACAGTTGCTAATAATATTACAGATGTAAATACAGTAGGTAATGCAACAAACATAAATAATATAACTTTAGTTGCAGGTGAAATATCTCCAACAAATAATATTTCTACTGTTGCTGGAGCTAATGCAAATATTACAGCTATTGCTAATGATCTTGGTGGATCTAACACAATTGGAACTGTTGCATCAGATTTATCTGGTTCTAATAACATTGGAACAGTAGCAACAAATATAGCAGCAATAAACAATGTTAATACAAATATAGCTGTTATTTCTAATGTAAATACAAATTTAAGTATAATTAGTAATGTTAATACAAATTTATCTGATATTCAGACAGTTTCAACAGATCTTTCTGGTAGTGACACAATAGGTACTGTAGCAACGGATTTATCTGGATCTAACAATATTGGAACAGTAGCTAGTAATATTGCATCTGTTAATTCATTTGCAAATATTTATAGAATAGGCAGTACTGATCCTGTTGCATCTTTAGATGAAGGTGATTTATTTTACAATTCTACTGATAATAGATTAAAATTTTATGATGGAAGTGCGTGGACAAATATTGAAGCTACTGATACTTCCAATTTAGCAACAAATGGATTTGCTATTGCAATGGCGATAGCTTTATAATAAGGAGTAAACATGGCACAAAACTTTAGAAGATACACTTCAAATGATGTAGGCACTTCTGCTGCAACATTATTTACTGCTGATAGTTTCGATACTGTAGTAGGAATATCTGTTGCAAATGTTACAGCTTCTGCTGTAGTAGCATCTGTCTATATTAATGATGGTGCTAATGATATTTACTTAATTAAAGATGCACCTATTCCAGCAGGTTCATCACTTCAAGTTCTTGATGGTGGTGCTAAATTTGTTGTTCAATCTGGTGATGCTTTAAAAGTAATATCAGACACAGCTTCATCTTTAGATGTTTGGGTATCAACAGTAGATGCAATAAGTACATAGGAGATTAATGCCGTTTATAGGAAACCAACCAGCATTAAGTTACACAAGTTTTGCTAAGCAAGACTTCACTACAAGTGCGACTACATCTTACACACTTGATAATCCTGTAGCTAACGAAAATGAAATTGCATTATTTATAAACTTTGTAAGACAAGAACCTACAACTGCTTATACTGCATCTGGTACAAGTTTAACTTTAACAAGTGCTACATCTGCATCAGATGATATGTACTGTGTGTTTTTAGGTAAAGCTGTTCAAACAGTAAATCCTCCAAGTGGTTCTGTTGGAACTGCACAGTTAGCTGATAGTTCAGTAAGTTTAGCAAAGTTATCTGCTACTGGTACAAAAGACAGCACAACATTTCTAAGAGGCGATAACACATTTGCTAGTGCTGGTGGAGATTTAACTCCAGCATTTCAAGCAACAAAAAGTACAGCACAAACTGTAAGTCATGCAACAACTACAAAAGTTACTTGGGATATAGAAACTTATGATACCGATAGTGCATTTGCTTCTAATAAATTTACTGTTCCAACTGGAGAAGATGGTAAATATCTTTTTTATTGGCATTTACAAGTAGGCAGAGGTGTAGATAGTGATATGTATAGAGTTAATTCTTCTATTTATAAAAATGGTTCACAAGTAAATTTAATTAGCTTAAACTTAGCAGGTACAGATGGTAGAATTTTAAATGCTGGAACAACACAAGTTCTAGATTTATCTGCTAATGATTATATTGAAATATATGTAAATACTGCATCATCAAGCACAAATAATATTTTTGTATATGGAGGAGCAACAGAAACATCAATATTTGGTGGATATAAAATTTTAGGAGCATAAATTATGGCAATAACAAAAATACAATCTGAAAGTCTTAACCTAAGCGACAACTACGATTTCACAGGAACTGTAACTGGTGCTGGAGAAAGTAATACTCCTTATTGGAGAGCATACACAAATTCAACAACAACTTTTAGTCAAAACACAAATACAACAGTTCCTTTTAATGCTACATTATTTGATAGTGCTTCAGGATTTAATACATCTACTCATAAATATACAATACCAACTGGTCAAGGTGGAAAATATTTTTTACTTACAAGTTTAAGACTTAATAATAATCCTGTAGATAATCAGATTGCTGTTTATTTTATTGTAAATTCTTCAGAAAAATCATTTTCAAATAAAACTGTTGGAGGAGGTTATCCAACTGTAATACATTCAGATATATTATCACTAAATGCTGGAGATGATGTGTTTGTAAGAATTTACGCACAATTAAGTAGTCCAGGATTAGATGGTGGTGGTAGTGGTATTACCACAACTTTTGAAGGATTTAAAATTTCAACATAAAATTAAGGAGGTAAAACTATGGCACAACTAAGTACAAAAATAAAAGAATATTGCAAAGCTAACAATGTTAGTGATGTAGATTTTTCTGTAGATGTTAAGTTGCAAGACGACAGTAATGGTCAAGGTGCGTATATAGCTGAATGGAATTTAGATATTGCACAACCAACTGACGCACAACTAGCATCTTATGAAACAGTTGCAAATACTGCTGAAGCTAATGCAACAGTCGATGCAACAAGAAAAAGCCAATATGGTTCTTGGGGAGAACAGTTAGATGAAATCTACCATGACATTGAGGCTTGGAAAACTAGAATACAAGGTA